TATATATTAAGTAAAAGTTTGTTATAATACAACTTGATAAATAGATATAGTATATATTAAGTAAAAGTTTGTTATAATACAACTTGATAAATAGATATAGTATATATTAAGTAAAAGTTTGTTATAATACAACTTGATAAATAGATATAGTAGATATAGTATATATAAATAATACTATAAAACAAATTAAAAAGGAGACAATATTATGAAAGATATTAGGCAAAACATAATTATTAATAGTTCAAATAAGCAAAATAATATTGCTCCGTCTGCATATGTCATTGCCAATTATGAACAAGCAGAGATTAATGAACAGTATAATAGGTTCCTAGTTGATTAGATAGATATTTTATATTTACTAAGCCAAACTAGGAATTAATTTTCCTAGTTTGGCTTTTTTTTTGGCAAAGAGATTCGTTAAATACTCTTATTGTTTTAATAAGGCTATAAGGTAAAGGCTGTTATAATTATTACAGTTAAAGAGATAAACAAAAAGATTTAGAAAGACTTTTAGAATTAATAATAATTTAAGTAAAGTTATGTTATAATTAATAAGAGAAGTAGTTCATTAAAAACATATTGTTAATAACTATAAAATTGTCTAAAGAAGATTAATATTCAAACAATTAGTATAGACTATATTTTTATTCAACCGTTGGTCGGTTGTGTGGTTCGAAACCACAAAGTATAATAACCAAAAACTTCTAGTTGGTCCTAGTAAAAGGTTCGAATCCTTGAATAAAAATATAATCTTTACTAATTGTTTGAAGAAGATTAGAGATAACAATTTTATTATGAATGTTGAAAGATTGCCTATTTGGTAACATAGAAAGATACTGAATAGTAAACTTAATTCATTAGTAAGCGTTTATAATAAAATTGTTTAAATACTGATCATATTTAAACAATTAGTAAAGATTATATTTTTATTCAACCGTTGGTCGGAAATGTGGTTCGATTCCACAAAGTATAATAGCCAAAAACTTCTAGCTGGGTCCTAGTAAAAGGTTCGAGTCCTTGTAATAAATATATAAAAAACTTTGAAAACTTAAATTCGCGGTTTAAGTAAGTAAAAGGCTTTACGAAACTTCAATGATTAAGTAACACTGAGTAATTTCGTCTAGTGTAGGACACCAGCGAAGGCCGGAAACCTGGGTTCAAATCCCAGTTTTACTCACAGTGAACAATCAAAGATTTAGATTTGCAACATTAATTCGCTTTCCCGTAGCGCAAATCGTAAGTAAATTTAAGGTGATAAAGACCTTATATTGAAACTAGGAAATTAATAACACAGTATATTAGTGAACGAAACAATAAGTCAAAAAAGCTAGATATATAGTTGAATTTACTGCTCTAAGCATGCGGCGGTTTATTCAATGACAAGAAACATTCGACTATCGGTAGGTCAGCATACTTTCAATTTGCAGAGACGGGTTCAACTCCCGTATGTTTCACCATTAAATATTGCGATGTCGTCTAATGGTAGGACAACGGCCTTTGAAGTCGTGAATGTTGGTTCGATCCCAACCATCGCATTACCAACTATTATAACTTGTCCTTATGAGATATTAAGTATAAGTAAAATGAAATATATATTATAGAAACAAAGATGACTCGTTCGAATATCGGTTAGTTCAACAGGTTTTCATCCTGTAGAGAAGGGTTCAACTCCCTTACGAGTCACCATTAAATATTCCGAAGTAGCTCAGTGGTAGTAGCAACTCCCTGTTAAGGAGAAAGTCGTAGGTTCAATCCCTACCTTCGGAGCATCCAGTAATTATAACTCGCTTTTTCGTAGCACTGGGTATAAGTAATCAGTAATGATAAAACTAAGAGGTTATAACTTTATATTTATAAGAAATTTCGGTTTCCTTTTATATAAAGGCTTAAAAATCATAGGATTTAAAAAACTATGTTGAGGTTTATCTCAGATAAATGTAGGTAACTGCATTAAGGATTAATTGATTATTAATCGCTGTTTAATTACAGTCCATATAAACAAGCTGACTAATGATAACATTGATTGTGTTATGATTCCTGCAATGGGATATATCAGTGAAGTACAAGAACTCGAGGTAATAATCAACCTTATGTGAGGGCTTTCGGCTGTAGCATAATGAGAGTAGGGATACTTGAAGAGTTCATCCAAATTGTACGAATTGAGATTTTAGAACAGTAGAATATTTGTTTGAGTGGAAACATAAAGGCTTATATTCAATATTAGAGGTTTGTGTTCATAAGGCATGAATTTTAAAATATGGTGGGAGTAGAAATACCAACACAAGGAAAGTAAAGTATTTTGTATCTCAAAAGGATATGAAGCTTTAGGCAGACGCTTTTCTATCACAACAAAAATTGCAAGGTAGCAGTTTCTTTTTTGTAAAGAAATTTAAATGGTTCAAATCCATCAGGAAAGTTCTGCTTCGTAAATAATGAAAGTGGTTTAAGACTTTGGTTCTTAGGAACAACAAAGTGCTATAGAAGCTCCCAAGGCGGACATAGTTTAGTTGGATTCACATCATTAAGTTAGCACTTATTCAGAACCCGCAAGGTTCAGAGGTCGATGAAGACTGAGTAGTTATTTATTAGATACCAAAAGCTAGGTATAAAAACAAAGCAACCACGATGAATACTATTTTGTATGCTTGCATTAAAATAGTGGATAAAGTCAGAACTATATTAGGGATAATATAGGTAATGGAACTAAAGGTCATCATAAAAAACTTTAATCTCAAGTTTTTTAAAATACTATTTCAAAAACAATGGTAGGTAAACAAGTATTTTTTAAGTAACGCTTGTCAGTCCAGAAAACAGAGAAACTCATTTTAATATTTGCCTGAAAAGGAGTTAGTTACTAGAATAGGTGCTATTTGGCACAAATATTAAAATATTTAGACAATTATTTAAATGCAGAGTAGAGTACTGGTAACTCGCCTGGCTCATAACCAGGAGAATGTTGGTTCAAATCCAACCTCCGCGACCAAAAAAGACGCGTCCATAGCATAACTGGAGAATGCAAAACCCTTCTAAGGTTTAGATTATAGGTTCAAATCCTATTGGGCGTACCAAAATAAAATGGAGATAGCATGCAAGGTGCATAAAGCGGTTGCTAACCGCTGGGCTGTAAAAGGCTGATGGGTTCGATTCCCATTATCTCCTCCAGTATAAAGACATTGTATGTAGTGTCTAGGTAAAGGTATGATGGTGAGCCGCTTGGTATGGGACCAAGAGATTGTGGGTTCGACTCCCACTACTTAGACAGTGCATACAATATGTTTATAAATTGCAGGTGTGGCCAAATGGTAAGGCAGTGGATTGCAAATCCGAAGATTGCTGGTTCAAATCCAGTCATCTGCTCCAATACTTTCAAAAAATATGCCTTCTCTAAAAGATTAGACTCTGGGTTTCGACTCCGGATGGAAGGTTTCAATTACCTTAGAGGGCTCCAATAAAAATATTAATATTCTTTTAAAATTTAAACTTATTTTAAGATTAACCTGTTATAATTATATTAATAAAAAGGTTATTTAAATTAACATTGTTAATATTAAGTTAAATAAAGATATAAACTCTATCTTACTCATACCATAATTATTTAGATTTTGGTTAGAAGTAAACTATCGTATTTTATATCTTTATTTAGTTTAATATTATTTTAATATAACTTATGTTATAATTATATTAATAAAAAGGTTATTTAACTTAATATTAACAATGTTAATTTAAATAAAGATATAAACTCTATCTTACTCATACCATAATTTATTTGGAACAAGTTAGTAGTAACTTGGACAGCGTAGGAACTTGTATTAATTTCTTTTTAAAGTATTTAATCTCAATAAGATTTCTTAGGAAGTTTTATTGAGGGTAAAGATAAGACAAGCTCACCCAGAACAAAAAAGAGGCTCAAGTTAAGGACCAGTGAAAGTCTGGAAGATTTTGGAAACAATAAATCGATGAGAAGAATAGACTGTTAAACTTATAAAATTTAACAAGAGTATCGTTGAATCCTCGGAAGACCTGGAGATTATATTTCAGGAAGAATGAGGATCTAGGTACAAACTTATATAGTGACACCAATTAAACATAATGAAGAGAAAGGTAAACCAAGAGGTACGCCAAGAAACAGGCCTGTTCATTTAATGTTTATTCTTGCTTTAATAGTCAGTAGGAATTAAAACTAAACTAAATGATTATAGAAAATAACTCAAGCAGAATTTAATAGTCTGTATTTTTAAAAAAGTCCTTATGGAGATAAGGCAAAAAGACTGAAAGAAATATTTAAATTATTATTGTTAAAAATGTTAATTCAATGATATTGCTAATCTCTAGTAAAGACTATGGAACTTTTAAGTAAAAATAGAAGTACTGAAGTAAGTTAGACTATTTAATAAAATAAACATCGAATTGATATTTTTAACTATAATAATTTAATTAGACTTCCTTTATGTTAGCCAAAAGGCAAGCCTGAAGCGTAGGCTGCAAGTTGTTAAATAAACAAAAGGACATAATTGAAAACGATTAAAGGGTTTATGAAACACTAAATTTACTCTAAAATAAATATATTTTGAATTTATGCAAATTGGAGGCTACAATGAAAGGACTTTGGAAAGAATTAATATCAGGTTGGAATCATAAAGATTCTAAAAGAAAAAAACAAACTAGAAATAACACGCTTAAAGATAATGGTTGTTATATAATTAGAACATATGATGGACATAAAAATTCCAATAAAAAAGTTAATCCAGAAGTTTTTAGAAATGAAACCGAAACTTCTAAAACTTTTGCAGGTGGTTATGTTGAAACTAAACCTATTGTAACAGAAGTAAAAATTTATAAAGCATTGGTCACTTGGAGAAAAGTTGATGAAAACAATAATTTTATTAAATCCTGCATAACTTGTTCAGGGTTTGAGGAAAGTTGGAAGGAAACTTTAATATATACTGATGAAAATTCTAGAAGAAGTATATACATTGATACTAATAATGTTTATTCTGCTATTACAAACGAAAGTATAGGTGATTTTCTTAGTATTAACAAAAAACAAACTTGGTCTTTAAAAATATCCAATAAAAAATGCACTGATAGAACAATTGTTCTCCCTAAAGATCTTATTAAAAAGGCAATAGAAAGAAAAAATAAGATAACAGTTGAAGATTTTCAAAAAGATGGCAGTTTTATTTATGGTAAACCTTTATCAAGTTGGAAAATGATGACTTTTTTTAATGATGGTAAAAGAAGAAAATTTGCACAAAATAGAGCAAATAGAATGGATAGAAGAAATATCAAAACTTGGTTAAACAAACACGATATTTCTCTTGAAGTTAAAACACACACTTTAAGCAAGTCTATTGCCTGGGAACTTTAGTAAGAGGAAATAAGTTTCTTCCGGAAGTTCCCGTTTTACTATTTAAAGAAAGAAGAGTGGCATAAGCTTTCCCCTTTAATATCTATACAGAAAACAGTGCTAACTCTGTAATAAATCCTCCAATCCCAGCACTAAAATAAACTTCACAATCAAATTTATCTGATAAAATAATCTTTAATAGGTTAATATTTTTCTTTTTAACCAACATGAAGCATATCTCATCAAAGAACATTTCCATTTCCTTTTCATTTAATTCTACTGGTGAAAACCACCTGCTTTCTTTAATGCTGTGGTAAAATATGCTTGGCACTCTTTTTGTAGAGGACTTAATTTCGTCTCGTTAATTAAACTTTATTGCGTTGTATTTACTAAATGTTTTCAATTTGTATCTCCTTGCTTAATTTGACCAACTAGAATCCTGCTTTATAAATAATATAAATTAAGCAAGGAGATACAGATGAATTTTAAAGATTATATGAAAAGTAGACTAGAAGAACAAGTTGTTTTAAACGAAGTTAAGTTTAGTGAAAAGAATTTATCAAAAGTTGCAGGACTTTATGGTAAAATTATGGGCAAAAGAATGGGTGGCTCTTTTGGAGAATTGGGCATTGAAACCTTTAATAGAAAAACTGGTGCTGGTACTGGTATTAGAATGATTAACGAAAAAGGTGTCCAACTTAGATTTAACTGGGATAAGAAAAAAGCGAAAAAAGCACAATATGATTTAACCAGCATAGATTATTGGGATCACAACAATATTGATTTTACCAAACCCACTAGAACAGTAATGTTCGCTTCAGATTTAAATGTTATACAAGTGCTTGGTAAAATTACAGAAGCTCTTTTAGTAGGGACTATTACGGAAGCTCAAACTACGATAGATACAGCAAATAGTATGCTATTAGAAGGGAGAACTAAACAAGAAAAAATAGATTGGTTAGAAAATAACGGTCTAAGAAGAAGTAGAGCAGGTTCTGTAAAAAATATGCGAGCTGCAGCTAAAGAAGCCGGATTATCTGCTGAGTTAGAAATATTTTTAGGACAACAAGAAACAAACTCTCTAGAAGATGAATTAGTTAAATCTGATAAACTATTAGATAAAACATTATATGCTGACCCTGAAACAATTTTTGGTGAACTTGAAGATTTAGCAGGAATGGTTGCTAGTAAATTTACAAAATCTCTAGTTGTTACAGGTATGGGTGGTATTGGAAAGACGTTTCATGTCGATAAGATAATGAAAGCAGAATTAGGTAAAGCTGGTGGAGATTGGGAAATGATTACTGCACCAAAAGCAAGTATGACTAACTTTTATAAAGATTGTTACTTAATGAGAGATAAAATTATAGTTTGGGATAAAAATATTTGTCCAGTTGCTGCGTAAACAGCTTCTAAAGAAATCTATTGAATTGCTGGGACATCTTGTTAGATATAGTGCACTACAATAATCAAGAAATTAGATTATGAAAGTTAGAAAAGTTACTATATAGAGAAAATCAGCAGCCAAGCTACTAAGTTCTAAAGTAGAATATGTAGAAGGTTCAACGACTATTCCGAAAGGAAGTAGGTACCAAGTGGTATCGAAGTGGTAGACATCCTATTATTAAGTTAAGGATGAAGATATAGTCTATTCTTTATGGAGACATAAAGCAGTTGTTTATTTTTATATTTCGAATTGAGACCTCGAAATATAAATAAAAAATAAGAGATATTATATATGATATTCACTCTAGCGGGTCTTGAATATCATATATAATGTAGGCCCGCTAAATCTACACTCTTATAAAATTAATTATAGGAGGAATTCAGAGATGAAAATTCCACAAACAAAAAGATACAGCATATATAAAAAATTAGTTCTTCAAGATAAAAGAAGTGAAAAGTTAATATTTGAAAATAAACATATAGGACTATATTATGTATATAGAGTCACTGATTTAGAAGACAACGAATATTATTATGGCTCAAGAATATCCAAACAAGAAGATGTTCTTAAAGATTTCTGGAATTATTGTACATCTAGCAAAAAGAAAGAATTAATTAAAAAATATAAAGAAAAAAGATTTAAGGTAAAGATAATGAAGGTTTTTAATAATCCGGGGGATATGATTATATATGAATCTTTTCTTCACCAATATTTTAATGTTAAAGATAATGAAGTGTTTTTTAATAAGAATATTCAGAACCCAACCAATCCTAATTTTTCTGGGATGGTGGTTACTAATAATAAAGAAAAACGATGGGTAAGTAAAGATACATTCATCAAACTAAAAATGAAAGGGCACTCAACTGGTAAAACTACTTATATAGTAGATGGAAAAGTAAAAGTTTTAGATATCAAAAACCCTATAATATTTAATAAAGGGTATGCGGGAGTACAGAAAGGTAAATCCAATTTTTGGAAAGACGGACACTTAATTAATATAAGCATAGTTGATGCCGAAAAAGAAGGTTTACAAGGGAGAAATAAAGGCTATACTCCCGTTGTTAATAAAGAGGGAGTAACTAAACTATTATCCAAAAATTCAGACTTAATTAAAAGTGGAGAATTTTATCATCCCACCAAAAATAAAGTAAACGGGCTTAATATTAATACACGAACTCGCGTAACTATATCCAAAGAGGAATTTGACAATAACCCTAATATTGTTGGTATAAGAAAAAATTTGGAAATAAGTTTTCAAAATAGAACACTAAAAATTAGAGCTAATGATTTTCTTAAAAATATAAATAACTATATAGATTATAAGGTCTCAATCTTATAATATAATCTATTAACAACGGGTACATATTAACGATATGTATTGAATATAAAAGGAATGCGACGATTTATTTAATAATAGTGATATTATGACAGCTCTTAAAGGTGCTCTTGATACAAGTGGCGCAAACTATATGACTTATTCTCCAGGTAATGCTCCTATGGTCGGCAAAACTGATGAAGAAGTGGATGATTATATTGCAGAAGTAGATATGGAAATTGCTGATGGGAAACAAATTGGTCCAGGAAAAGGTGAAGTTCGATTACCAAGTAAATTTAGATTTACTGGTGCAATGGTTTTTATTAGTAATATGCCTATTGCTAAATTTAGAAAAGTGGATTCGGGTGGAGCATTAATGTCAAGAAGTTTATTTATTGATATTTTCTTAGAAAGTACAGATGTTATCAGAAGAATCAAAACTATCGGACATGCTATGGCACCAAGTAGTTATTTTACTGCTGAAGATGTTGATGAAGTTGTAGATGCTTTAAATGAAGCAGAAGCAGAAACAGATATTTTAGTAAGAAATGGTATTCAATATGCTACAGCTGGAGACGCAAGAAGAATAAAAGGTGTTACAGTAAGAGCGATGGTTACAGCACTTAAATTAAAAGTATTAGCTAAAAAACCTAATTGGAAAATACTAGCTCAAAAATTCGCTTAGTATTAAGTAATTAAATACTATAATAGTATTAAGGATAATACTATGGAAAAAGAAATCAGAAAACTTATTTCGGAGAGTGGAAAAATAAACCCTCTCCGTTTAAAACAACTTGGCATTACAGCCGAGCAGGCTTACAATATTTTAAATACTGGTAACCATCAATGTGAGGGAAATAACAAACTTAAATTTATTTCGTTCCCTAAAGGGTATGCTGACTACTGTAGTGACCCAAAATGTATCTGCAACACTAAAAGGAAACAGAAGAGATATTCTAAACAAGCTAAAAGCTTAAGTGAAAGCAGAAAAAAAGAAACTGAGAAAGAAAAAGCCAGGAGACTTAACAATTTTAGAAAGACCTTAGAGTCTAAGACTAACCAAGACAGAGAAAATATTAAAAATAAAAAAATGGAAAAATGGAAAAACAAAACAACAGAAGAGTTATCTACTATTGTTTCCAAGAAACAAGAATCTTGGCGCCAAAAAATTCCAAAAGAAAAAAGAAAAATAGTAAGTAAAAGAGAAGAGACTAAAGAGAAAAAATACAACGATAAAAATTATAACAACCCACTAAAAATTTCTTATACTATTAATTCCAATTATGGTGTTAAATCCGCTTCTTCTATTCATATACTCAATAAACAATCGTTAAATAGTCATGGTTTTAAAAACTTTATAAAAAACGGTTATTTTAATAAGGAGGGATGTATGTCGTTCTATAATATTAAAAGTGATAAAGTTAATGTTTTGAAGCGTGAATACAATATCACCACTAAAAATATACCTTCTAAAGAGACAGTCGAAATAAAAATCAACAACGAGTTTAACAACATTTTCTATATAAATGATAGAAAATTAATAAAACCACTAGAGATAGATCTTTTAAATGAAGAATATAAAATAGGAATAGAATATAACGGTCTAATGTGGCATTCATTCGGTATTTCTAAGCATTCTATGTTTAATAAACCTACAGAAGATAAAAATAGACATCTAAATAAAACATTACTGTTGGAGGAAAAAGGCTATACACTATTACATATATTTGAAAATGAATGGTTAGATAAAAATAAAAAATCTATATGGGTTTCTATAATAGAAGATAAATTAAATAAAAATATTAAAATAGGTGCCAGAAAATGCATTATTAAAGAAGTAGAAACTAAGGAAGCTAGAAAATTTGTTGATGAAAATCATCTACAAGGATACTGCAACTCTTCTATAAAAATAGGATTATATTATAGAGACAACCTAATGTCTATAATGACTTTTGGCAAATCTAGATTTAATAAAGATATAGAATATGAGCTTATTAGATTTTGTACTAAAAAAAGCTATACTTTACAGGGAGGCGGTTCTAAGATGCTTAATTACTTCGAGAAAACTTATAAACCTAAGAGTTTAATATCATATGCTAATAGAAGATGGTCTAAAGGCAACTTCTATATAAAATCGGGTTTTACTTTTAGTCATGATACAAAACCCAATTATTTCTATTTTCACCCTAAAGAAAATATACTATGGTCTAGAAATAAGTTTCAAAAACATAAGTTAAAAGGGTTATTGGCAACCTTTAATCCAAAAGATACCGAAACAATAAATATGTTTAACAACAATTATAGAAAAATATATGATAGTGGTAATAAAGTTTTTATTAAAAGGTACTTTTAAGGTAATATATGTTATAATTAAGTAATAAAGGAAAAATATGAAATTTAATATAACAGAGCCCAACTATTTGGGGAATACAACAGATAGCACTAAAACTTCTGTGGATGGATTTTTAGTGGAGGGGTCTATTTACTTAGTATATAAGATAGGCACTAAAGATGAATATAGTGTCAATGAAGAGTTGAGTAAAGTTTTAGCCTATGAAGATGAATATATGTGGACTCCTTATGCAGTGTTTTCTTATAAAGCAGATTTATTAAGTAAAACTTTAGTATAATATAAGAAACATAAAAAGATAATTACTTCTAAATTGCAATAAGATTAAGTAGTCTTTTGATCTTGTAGTGTAAGCCGCCTCTCCATTTATTATGAAGAGGAGGAAAATTAGTTTTATAAAATTAAGTAAAACTTTGTTATAATTGTATAACAAAAAGATAAATATCTTAATAAAATAAACATAAGGTCCCATATATAATTTTCGTTACTTCTAAAAAATTATTTAAGTAAAAAATGGAATCGTCGTAAGACAGGGAACGATAACCGATTAGTTTATTTTATTAAGATATTTGAACATAAGAGAACCGAAATAAAACAAGTTACTTCTAAAAAATAAATAAGTATCGTAAGATACCCAGTCTTTAATAGAAGCCCAAGCAAAATGCCTCAGGGTGCTGAGCAAGGATGGGATACGGCTAAGCAGAATACTTAGATAGGAATTACTCCGAAAAGTAATTAAGGTTTACACTTGTCTCATTTAGTTCAAATTCTTTACAAACACTTAACAAACACTTAACAAGTAGATTATTTTATAAAGAAAACATTATATAAAAGTTACTTCTAACAATTTTACAAAAAATCACTATTATAGATTAGTTTTCTTTATAAAATAATTTTATTTAACTCAATATATCTAACCATAACTCAAAAGGATTAATATGGAAAATACTCAATTAAGTAACAAAGGTCAAATCAGATTAGCGGTAACGGTTCCTAAAGGATATGTAGTATCTTATAGAGGTACAGGTAAAAATAGTAACTTGAAAGGTGTTACTAAGATGCTTAAAAGAGCTGAGAAAAATAATCTTTTGTTATCAAAAGAATTAGTACAGAACTTATGTACTATGGAAGCGGTAGATTTTAAAACAATTAAAGAACAATTTGATACAATTTACGCTTCTATGCAGGGGCAAATCTTTAGAAGTGTTTTTGCTACTGGTGAAGAAATTGAAGATGAAGCATTTACTTCTGAAGATTTTGTTGAACAAATTCAACACTATTTTATTTCTTATAATTTAGGTGAAATTGATTATGAGGTATTTGAAATTGATGAAAAAAGAAAAATACAAATTTCTAATGTATCTAAAAGAAAAGATAAACAAGATTTAAATAATACATTTAGGATTATTGACACCAAAACTGTTGCAGACTTTAGAAATGATGTAAAAGTTATTTTAGAATCTCCTATTGTTTTTGGTGAGCAACAAGTTGAATTTATTCAAGAAGCAAATAGATCAGAAGAATTAAGTGAAGTTTTATCAAATGTTTCTAGTATTAAAGTAAAAGAAAATTTATTTAAGTTAATTGAAATTACTGGTAAAGAATTCGTTAAACATAACGATGTTCTTAAAACTGCTACAGATATACTTCGTTATTGTTATTTCGTTTCAGGTTTTGAGGTACAGAATTTATTCACTGGTGTCAAATTCAAATTATCTACAGCAGATAAAAAAATTGTTATGGGATCTTTAGATAAATTAGCAAGGAAAAATTTAGGAAACTTAATCGGTGATATGAAGCCATATAAATCACAATGGTTGGGTATTGCTACAAATTTACATCCAGGTTCAGCAAAATTTAAAAGATTTAGCGGAGCACAAGAAGTATTTGAATATTTAAGAAATGGTGGTAAAATCGAAACTTTTAATTCCAGAACTCAAAAAATGATTAACTTGGGCGATTATAAAGCATTAGTTGGCCATTTATCAGATAAACCTGGCGAACTTTTAAGAAGTTTAGATATGATAATTAGGAAGGGCGATAAACCAGCAAGGAAAAAGTTAGTAGTAAAATTATCTGAAATTAAGTTAAATCCGAAATTAACAATTCAAGTTAAAAAATGGCTTGAGTTTAGAATTAAAAATGGTTTTAAAGAAAGAACATTTAATATTAAAGGAACTCCTAAAACAGTTCTAAAATCCCTAGAGCCACTTAAAGAAAAAAGAACTAAGAAAGTTGTAAAAACTCTTAGAAATACAGTGATTAAACATTTAGCTGGTAAGGATTTATTTCCTTCAGTAGTTGAAGATATTCAAGAACAAGAATTAAGAGAAGGAAAATAATATGAGAAAAGTTTATATAGATAATAAATTAAAAGGTTATGTAGTTCCGTCAGAAATGAGAAATAATTCAAAAGCAGAAAATAAAATATTTACACCTGGGACTAGAATTCCTTTAAGTAAAGATATTAAATTTGTAAGGTTATTTACTGCTTGGGCGACTAAAAGCGGAAAAGAAGGTGATATTGATGTAGATTTAGGATGTTTAGGTATAACAGATAAGGATAATATTTTAATGGGTACTCCGTTAGCATTTTACAATCAGGATACTGATTTTGGGGTACATTCGGGTGACTTTACTTCTTGCAGAGCATATGAGCCATTAGATGGGAAGATAACTGCAGAATTTTGTGATATAGATATTAATAAAGCAAAAAAAGATGGTTATCGTTACATACTTACGGCTGAATTTATTTATTCAGGAGCAGCAGATTATGATGACATGCAAGCGTGGTCAGGTGTTCAATTACTAGATGAATTAAGAACAGAAAAGACACAATTTATTAATTTAAATGATTCTTTATTTAAGATAAAAATAGGCGGAAATTTTCAAAGTCATTCTGCTGTTGCAATTGATCTAGAAACTATGGAAATTGTTATGATTGATCAATATTCAGAAGAACAACAAGGTATTAATATCGATTCTATGGCAAGAAAAATGGAAAAATATAAAAAATTAGTATTTAATGCTATTGATTATAAAGAAAATATGTTTGATTTACTTTCTATGTATTGTGAAGCAAATGAATTCTTAATTACAACTGATATAGATTCAGCTGATATAATCTGTTCTTATAACGATTATGAAGGTATTAATGCAAATCAAACTATGTTTAATATTTCAGATAATTTAGAAAATATAGTTAATTTACTAAATTAACTATTAAACTCACCTTAAAAATAGAAGTTAATTCTATTTTTAAGGTTCATCTTTTACAAGAATTATGCAGGCATTTTTATTTCGTAAACAATAACATCACCAGCTTCTAATGGGAAGTTAAAACTAACTTCAGTAGTAGAAGCTTCGCTATAATCACCAGTATCACCTGAATTGTTATCATCCGCTACTGCATCTGAAATAAGAGCAGCACCATTAACATAAACGCTCATAGCATCTTTATTAGTATTAAGGTATGTTTTAGATTTGGGAATAGTAACATTTGTTCCTTCTTCTACATCTTCTGTTACTATACTAATAACTTTATCAGAACTTGCATTTGCAGCAGCATCAGCATTAGCTTTTGCTTGAGCATCAAGTTTAGTTAAAGCAGTATATAATGTATCGCCATCTTCCATATACGAATCTTCATTATCTGTTTTAAATTTAGTTGTGAAAGTAGCACTATCAATACCAGAAACAGCAGAAACATTATCTCCAAGATTTTTATCATCGATACCTATAGCAGCAATTTTATTAATAGTTTTAGTAATATCTTCATCATCAACAAAACCGTAAGTAGCAGTAGCACCATCATTTAGTAAACCATCTTTCCATGCTCTATCACCTATTTCAAAAGCACCAACTTGACCAGCAAAACCTGCATTAACCATAGCAAAACCTTCATTGACATCTACTAATTTTTCTCTACTTGGTAGTATAGATTCGAAATCAACTGTACCTTCTAATGTAGCAGCAGTATATGTACCATCAACATCTGTAAAGAATTTTAATTGAACTTTATCATTTCCATCATTATATGCAACCGCAAATATTTGATTTTCATCTGCATCCACAAGAGGCATATTTGTTGCTTTACCTCTAAGTGCAACATACGCTTTTGTTCCTGGAGCGGGTGAATCCGAATCTGTTACAACATACCCTAAGTCTTCAGTAGCAGTAGTATTAGCTACACCTGCAACAGCATCTAAATCCGTAACAACATTATCTGCATCTGTAACAGAACCAGAGTATTGAATAGGTTGTAAAATTAATTTATTATTTGTGCCTGCTGCATCTTTTAGTGTAACAGCAGGTATATCAGACCATTTAGTCTCACCTGTAATGTCTAAGATCATTGATCTTAGATTGTTTAAATCTCCTTCTAAGAATGATTCACCCTCAACAAGGGTGCTTCTGTCTGCATTATCTGCACCAAGTGCTACATCTGTGTGCGAGACAGATGCTTTGATCTGTCTCGCTTGGCTTAATAAACTTTTAACTGCCATTTTATTTCTCCTCTCGTCTTTTATCAAAGACTATTTTATTGATAGGAATACACCTATCTTATCATTATTTATATATTAGATTTCTAATTCAAAACATATATAGCCCCAATAATATTTATACCTTATATAATAATGTATCAGGGTCTAATTTGTAAGGAACAAGACTAGTTTCACCTTCTACCTCAGTTGGCGAAAAACCTAAAGATTTTAAAGTGTCATAGTAAGTATAGTTATTAATAATATATTTAATCATCTCTTTAAAATTTTCGGCAGTTCCTACAGTTCTTACAAATTCAAATACTTCTTTTCTCATAATCATAAGTTCAGCCCTATTAACCATATATTTAAGTTTCATTTCTTTATAAAAATTAGTTGTATTTCTTAAAATAGACTCTTCTTCTGTTGTAATAAAAGGCCAGTCTTTGGGTTTTGTTTTTTTATATTTATAAATATTTCCAATATTTTGGGAAGATAAAATATTTTTTTCTATTTCGAGTATGAAATTATTAATAGCCTTTTTTGCGCCGTCACTTTTAATAATAACTTCAATACCGTAATCATCATGCTGTCTTGTTTCCATCAACATTTGCATTATTTCGTTATTATCTATTTCTAACCCTTCTTTTAATGCTTTATATCTATGTTGGAGTTCTTTAGTAGATGTTCTTTTTTTGCTCATATTATTCCCCCTCTGGAAAAATATCAGTATAATCCAACGGCGAGTATTGTTTTAAATGTTCCTTACAATATTTAGCCCCTAAGATTACTTTGCAGTCACAACTAAATTTTTTCTTTCCGCCTGGTCTTTTTAATGCACATTTACCACTATCTACCCTAAGTTGTACATCTGGACTATATTTTCTTTTGTTTTCTTTTACTGTATTAAGTATATCTAAACTTGTAAGAGAATTTTCTACATCATTTGATAATAAGTTAAATATATTTTCGGTAGCTTTCATAATATTTAATTCGTTTCTAGCAGTTTTAATTTTACTATTTAATAATCGATAAAATTTATGAATATCTTTTGAATATTTCGGGCCGTCGGTGTCTATATTAAATTTTTTCATTGCGTTTTCAATACCTTTAAAACTTTTAAGTTTTTCTTTTGCTTGAAGGTATTTCGCTTCCATTACACTTTTATATAAATGAAGTAAATCAGTATATCCTTTTATTTCCCCTTCTTTCATTAATCTTTCTACGTAACTTTGATTTTTATGTAGATCAAAAGCTAATATTTGTTTTTCTAGCAATTTATCGTAATCAGTCATTTAACATCCTTTTATTTTATAAATATTTATAAAATAAAAACAGGAGGTATACCGTTATCCCCCAAAAGTTCTTGAGGGAATATTTGAAGTTAAAAACGAAGTATATTTTCACCCAACAAATTAATAAGAGTTAATAATGTAGATTATCTGGAAGTACAGGTTGATATTTTATCAACCTTGGGAAGAAAGGGTAACATTTAATGTAATTGGTGGAGAAGAAGTTTCAATTGGCAACAAATTGCTAATTACTTTTTTCTTATTAATGGACGGAAAATGATAGCATTTCCCAGAAACCACAAGTTAGAGATAGATGGAACACTACTTATTGAAGGTGGTATACCAGTATTTTTACCGAATCCGGAAGGATACAGTATATCAATGAAATATACAATTCCGATGCAGTCTGAATTCCAAGGATTGGAAATTATTAATAGAAAATTTTGATGGTACTAATTTATTAATTAAATTAGAAGAAATAATAAAACTTTTGGATTAGATGAAGAACAGCATGAAAAATTAATGCAGTTAGTTGACTATAATGATAATCAATTAAAAAATTTGGCCCATGCAATTTAGGGGCTAATTATTAGGAGGTATAGTAATGAAAGAATTTAAAATAATTTCATATTTTAAATTTACACCGTCTTGGACATTAAAAGAGAGAATCTCAGGATGGGCAGTATCTCTTTGGACAAATAGTAAGTATTTTCATACAGAAATACTCATTGATGGTAAAAGAATAACTTCACATACTAAAAATGGTGTAAGTAGTAAAGAAGAACTATTAAGAAAAGATATTGAAAAATATGCTAATATTATAGAAATAGAAGTATCGGAAGAGAATTTTGAAAAAGGAATAATATTTGCTAATAAACAAATAGGAAAAGCTTATGATTGGAAAGGTATATTTTTAACTCAATTTATAAACATACATAAAGAAAATCCGGATAAATATTTTTGTACTGAAATATGTGCTGAAATTTTAAAAATAATGGGAGTGTCAAAATTAACTAAAAATAGTAATGAATATAATCCAGGAAGTTTTGACAAACTTTTATTATGTTAATGAGGCAAATAGCTGACTATCAGGCTAAATTATTAAATATAGAAACCAAAAATCATGTTGAAAATGTTTCAGATATGTCTGTTTTTATAGCAAGAAAATTTAGTTTTACAGATAAAGAACTTTATCTTTTAAAAATTATGGCAAAATTTCATGATATAGGTAAAACAATTATTCCTATACATATATTAGAACGAAATGGACCTTTAACAGATGAAGAATTACTATTAGTAAGAAAACATCCTGAAGAAGGTTTAAGAATAATGAGAAATTTTGGTTTTTTGGATGAAGAAACAAAAGTTATTATTCAACATCACGAAAAACCTAATGGAAAAGGTTATCCTAAAGGTTTAAAAGGTGACGAAATTGATTTTGCTGCTAGTATTGTTAGTGTAGTAGATGTGATGGATGCTCTATTATCTGATAGGGCATATAAAACAAGATGGTCACCTGAAAAGGTAAAAGACTTTTTTATTGACAATGATGAATATTTTCATCAAGAAGTGGTAGATATGGTTTTAATAAATTTTAGACAATTATTAGGATTAAGAAAATTTTAGGGAGTAAATAATGAATTTTAAAGAATATATAGGAACAGTAGTAGAGGCAAACTCATCAGATAGCATTTTTTCAAAAATAAAAAGTGGAGATATTCCATTATCTCCCAAGGTATTGGAAGGAATATTTGAAATAAAAAATGAAGAATATTATCATTTAACTGATTTGAGTTTTAAACCCAAGATGGAAAAATTACAAGGAAGTAGAAAAACAATATCCTGTTTTAACAAATGGAATCGTAGTGATATTTTTAATGGAGCAGCAGGAATTGAATATGATTTTAACGCTTTATTTATCCTTCAAGGAAATTATACATTTAAAATGCCTGAGGACTTCTATACAGATTTTGACAAACAAGGAAGACGATGGATACAATGGTATGAAATTGGTTATAACAAGATGATGTCTTTTTACGAGAACCTATCTGATAAAATTAAAGACGATTTTATGTCTCAAGATTTTGGAGTTATGACAAGCAAAGAAGTGAGTGAAAAAATTTATAGTGTTCAATGGGATAGTATCGACGGAAAGACTAAAGCTATTATAATTAAAAATTACTTAGATAGTACTGAAAAAGTTCTCAAAAAGTACAAAAAGAAAATAAATGAATTTATGAGTGAAGAGACAGAATATTATAACGAAATACTTGGATACAATTTTAAAATAAAGGGCATCAAAATGCAAGGTGAGGATTTTTTTAATTATTTACTTGACGACCAATTTGAATTTGAAGATGGAGCCGAAGAATTTGATAAAGATTATGAGGAATTCGAAGACGATTTATTTGGTAAGAAAGAATTACAAGTTTCCAAACAGTTATTAAGGGAAGCGAATAAAATGGGAATAACATTATATCAAGATTTAAATAGTTTAATACAATCTTTGAAATAGTCAGAATTTTAAGGTGGTTTTAAGGTACTTATGTTATAATTATACATAAACATAAGGATAACTAAATGAAAAAATTAACTTTAACTTTAATGACTGTATTAGTAATATTTACAGGATGTGATGAAATACAAAAACCACAAGAAACTTCAAATAACAGGATTTCAACTAAATGTGGCATAAATATTTATTGTAATAAAGAGACTAATGTTGAATATTTAATTTATAAAAGCCATAGAAGTAGTGGATTAAGTGTTAGATACAACTTAGACGGTTCTATAAGAAGTTGTAAATAATGAATAGCATTTTATTGATTATAGGAATATTTGTTTTTATCTTCTTATATAACTTTATTTTAAGTTTTTTCAAAATAGTTATTTTTAAGTTTAGCACTGGAGCTAAAGGTTCGTTATTTAAGATGATTATAGCATATATGCTAGGAAAGTCAGAACTTCAAGGGTTAGTTAAAGGAATAAAATGAGATTAATTTTTGGTTCACAAGCAATGGCATATTGGTTTAATGACTCAAGAGAATCAAAAGATTTGGATATAATAGATTCAAATATTAAAAATCAAGAACATAATACAAAAGCAATTCAATATTATTGGGTAAATAGTTTTCAATATATAATTGATAATAACAAAGATGCTAAATATGTAGATGCCGATTTTCTTTATACAATTAAAATGTCACATGTTGCCTGGAATATTAAATGGGACAAAACAATGAAAGATATTTTATTTCTTAGGAATAAAGGTTGTAAACTTGATAAAATATTATTTGATATGCTTTATAAAGAATGGGTTATACTACACGGAAAAAAGAAAGTTAAAATGAATGTAGAAAATGATGAGTTCTTTAAAGGTAATATTAAAAGAAAATATAATCATGAATGGTTACACGAACAATTTATGTTTAATGACAGGCCTTTAAATGAGAAAATTAGAGAAGATTTAAACTCTCCATTATGCTCTGAGGCACTTTGGAATAAATTAACTAAAATTCAACAAATAAAATGTGCTGTAGAAGAATTAATGGTTCTTACAGCTGAAAGATATATTTTCATAGATAAGCCTATACCATTACAAATAGCAAAAACAAAAATGCTTAAAAAAATGATAACAAGTACAACATCAGGTTGGTTTAATTTGTGGTTAGTTCTACATTTTGAAGAAATAAGAACAATGTATAGCGAACATTTTAAGCAAAGAATCGATATTATAAAACAATTAAATAAAGGAAAAGAATGGAGAATATAGAATTAATTGACGCAGTAGCACAAGTTATGAGTGATGACTATTCTGAGGATATTTATAATTTTAAAATGCAGCCTATAGATAGTATTATTGAAACATTGACAAAACTTGGTTTTGAAGTTGAAAAAGATAAAATCGATACAAATGGATGGCAAGTAGATTTTTGGATGTATTGTTTTAAAGATGGTGTTAAATATTTAATAGACGGGTCTTGGTATTATGGTGATTATAAATTCAGAAAAGTTTAACAAAATTAAGAAGGAAAGAAAATGGAAATGACGAAGGCACAGAAAATTAAGTTAATTGAAGAAATTGTACCTGATTTAATATTAGAGTCTGCAATGGGGTATGAATGGTTCAGCGAAGATAAGAGGGTAATTAATGATATTAAGTCTTTTAATGGCGATAGATTTAAAGAATATATTGATAACAAATTTGAAAATAACAAATATATTTTAGAAAAAAAAGATACTTTTAAAGGATATGAAGGTGCAGGAGAAGAGATGTGGGTAGTTTATTCTTTAACCTCAAAAGTTGATAACTCAATTGTTTATTTTAAAATGAACGGTTGGTATAATTCTTGGGACTCAAATGAATGGGAAGGTATTGATATTGTTGAACCGAAAGAAGTTAAAAAAATTGAATGGGAAAATATTTAATGTTAAAAATGTTAAGAAACGGATAATTTAAATTTAGTTTAATATTAATCCGTTATAATTAACAAATAAAGGAAAGAAGGACAAAAAATGATAGAAATGACAAAAGAACAGAAGAAAGAGTTAGTAAAAAGAATTGTACCAGAAATGATTCTAAAGGTAGCGAAAGAAAGTAAAAATTTTCACTATTCAGAACAAGAATCCATTGAAAATTTTAATGGTGATACTTTTCAAGAATATGTAGATAACAAAATTGAGAATGAAAATTATATTTTAAAAACAAAAGAAAGTTATGGTGGATATGAAGGCACTGAAGAGGTAATAAAGTTAGTTTATTCTTTAACTTCAAAAGTAGATAATTCAAAAATTTATTTTAGAATAAACGGTTGGTATAATGTTTGGAATAATAACGAATGGTCTGGATTTGATATTGTTGAACCGAAAGAAGTGCGAAAAATTGAATGGATTAAACAATAATGGGTTATTATACAGATTTTAAAATAAATGTTGAACCAACATTTCCGGATAATTTCGAAGAAAAGTTTAATGAAATAACGGATTATTCTTTAGAAAATTATGAACTTAATGGTAAATAGTATAATTGGAAAGAAAATATGATAATTTTTTCTAAGATATTTCCAAATACTTTATTTACAGTGGATGGTGAAAGAGAGGAAAACGGAGATGTTTGGAGGGCTTATTTTAAAAATGGCGAAAGTAAAACAGTCGAACTTATTATGTCTTGACCGGAAGTAGATTTAACAGAATTTGGAAAATACATTTAAAATACAAAAAGGATGATAATGTTTAATAAAACAGTAAAAGATGAGAAAGTGCGAGATATTAAAAGTGTCGATATTTCAAAAGTAGCAAAAGACACTTCAAAAGTAATTATTGAAGAAGGAGTTGAAACTGTTAAATCAGGGATCTTTTCGGTAGTGGATGGAATTTTAATTAAAATAGTTGTAAGTGTTACTTTAATTGTTTTAATCACTGTTAGTGGTTGTGTTGGAACAAATGTAATAATCGATAAAATGACAAACTCAACAATAGAAAAGATTAAATAATGCAAGAAGAATTAAACATTTTAAAAGATGAAATCAAACAAATTAAAATTGATATTAAAGAACAAACAAAGTCACTTCAAGCCAATTTAAAAATTAAAGAAGCAGAAGCAAAAGTTCTTAAGCTAAAAATAAAAGATCAAGAAACTATGGAAATGAATGATAAAAGTAAACATATTATGGACAGATTCGCACTTTGGATAAATTCAACTGAAAAATGTAAATCAGATTGGATTATTGATGATGGACCAATGAGAAATTTGGTATTTAGTGATATGAATAGATATGAAACTATCGATTATGTCGAAGATATGCTTATTGATTATATTTATGGTGAAATTGATGATTATACCCATTTTGAAGATATTGAAAAAGATAAAAAAGCATTTGATGCTTTGGAAAATGATACTCAAAAAGAGTTAAAAGGGCTTATGGAAGATGCAATAGAACAAAATGTGTATTCTTTTAAAGCAGATTGGTAAGAGGAACAAATGTTTAAAGCAATGGGAATATTTTTTATATTAGGAATTATTATGTTAGCAATAGCTAATATTGGTGGAATCGGATACGGTTTATATTTATGGGGTGGAACAGGAATGGCATTTGCACTTGCTGCTTGGACAGCTTTTAGATTTTGGTTATTATGGATTGGTTTGGGATTAGTTTCTTTAGCAATTGGATATTTTGGAATGTAGGAAAAGTAAAATTTATGTAGATATTTAAAAAATTTAAACTTAGTTTAATATTAACCTGTTATAATTATATTAATAAAAACAAATAAAGGAAAAAGATGAAAAGATTTATAAGTATGGGTTCAATCCCCCAATTTAGAGAAGTTGTTAAAAATTTACAATATCAAATTAGATATGATGGTTTAGATGAAGATGGTAATGCTGTTTATACTGATAGAAAAATGCCTACAATTAAAGTACAAGCAACAGAAAAAATTCATGGTTGTTTTGAAAAAAATAGCTTAGTAACATTGGCAAATGGGGAACAAATACCAATTAGTCAAATTACTGAAGGCTCATATATACTTTCGTATAATCACAAAACAAAAAAACAAGAAGCAAAGAAGGTTATTAAAAGTATTAACCAAAAACTCAACAAAGGATGGTTAAAATTGATTTTTGATAAGACTGAAATTATATGTACAAAAGACCACAAGATCTGGACGGATAATAGAGGATATGTGGAGGCTCAATATTTAACCTCAGAAGATATTTTTCAAACTACTTAATTAGTACCATATATACTTTTTAACCTTTTATAAATAATATAAAAGGAGTTATTATGATATTAAAACATTCTCATAGTAAATTAAAGTTCACAAAAAAAGGCAAATTACATAATAGTTGTAAATTAGCAAAGCCCATTTACGAGGTAAAATGTGATAAATGCAATAAAGTATTTGAAGATAAGAGCATAGTCTTTGAAAGGAGGATAGATTTAATAGATAAGGAATATTGTGGTAAATGCTCAAGACCATTTATGGCCTCAAGAGCAGGAATAAAGGGAACATATAATGAGGATGGGACACTTAAATACAATAAAGGTCATTTTAGTCGGGAAAGAGTAGATGCCATGACAGATGAAGAATATAATATTTTTAAGAAGCAGAGACAAAATGCATCTAAGAATTTTCATAAAATGTTAAATGATAATCCTACACTGAAAGAGGAACATTATAAGAAAATTTTCAAAAATTCAACAATAGGTTATATATCTAAAGCACAACAAGAAATAGGAAATATACTAGCTGTAGATGGTTTTTTAGTAGAACAATTTGTTGAAGGTATGATGTGTGATATAGTTAATTATGAAAAGAAAATTATAATTGAATATAATGGAGATTTATTTCATGCCAACCCTAGAATATATAAACCAACTGATTATATTGAGATGATTAAAATGACAGCGGAGGAGAAATGGAAAAAAGACAGGGCAAAAAATTTCAGGCTGAGAGGCTTTGGCTGGCAAGTTATTGTTATTTGGGAAAACGAATGGAATAATAATAGGAAAAATGTTTTAGATAAGTTTGAAACTTTTAAGAATAAAGATTGGGATTTACCCAAATGGTGGGAAGTAGGAGAGAGTGGGAAATCTAAGATGATGAAAAATATTAGATTGGACAAAAATAAATATGTTAAATTATCAGAAGTGGATGAATATCTATCCAACGGATGGGAATATGGAACAATTTCGAGAAAAGGAAAGAAATGAAATTATTGAGAATAGAAGAAATAGAAAATCAAAATGAATATTGGGATTTAGAAATAGAGGATAATCATAACTTTTATGTTAATAATATTCTTGTGCATAATAGCAACGGCTCTGTGTGTTTTTCAGAACCTGATGGTTTTTGGGTCCAAAGCAGAAAAAATATTATTACACCAGAAAAAGATAATGCTGCTTGTGCATTTGCAGCAATGGCTAATGAAAAAGAATGGATGGAAATTATTTCTAGTTTATCAGACGAACATAATATTGATTTAGATAAAGAAATTATTACAGTTTATTTTGAATGGTGTGGGGGTAATATTCAGAAAAATGCTTGTGTTTCTGGTTTAGACAAAATGGCAGTTATTTTTAAATATTTTAAAGTTTCTCCTATTGAACCACAAACAGAAGATAATGGTAGAGAAGTCGCCGCAAGATGGTTAGAAACTAATGGTATTTGTAATGAAGAAAAAAATATTTTTAATGTAACAAAGTTTCCTTCCGTGGAATTAGAAATTGATTTTAATGAACCACAAATGGCAATTAATAAAATGATTAAATTAACAGAAGATGTTGAAAATAATTCAGGAATTGCTAAAGCATTTAATGTACCAGATAATATAGGTGAGGGTTTCGTATGGACTTTTGTTTTAGATGAAAATAGATTTATTTGGAAAACAAAAGGGGAAAAGCATGCGGGGAAATCTAAAGTAAAAGTGTTAAAACCCGTAGATGAAGCAAAAGAAAAAATTAAGATTGATTTTGTTAATAATGTTGCTTGTCAGACATTTAGATTAGACCAAATGTTTAGTGAAGTAAAAAATTCTGAATACAATGGTGATGTTATGAAAATGTCAATGAAAGATATGGGTACTTACTTAAGATTAATTCATAGAGATGTTATCAAAGAACATACTGACGAATTAATGGAAAAAGGTTTAGAACCCAAACAAATTAACGGAATGATTAGTAAAGTTGCAAAAGATTATTTCATTAATAGACTTAATGAAGAGCAAATGTAAAATGGAAAAGTTCATAACCCATACTAAGGAATACTGTCCTGAAGCATTTGAATGGGTTATGGAAAATATGGAAAAAAATAGTATGTTCTATGTAAATGGTGAAAATCATAAAGAACAATTTGGGGAAATGATATAGGAAAGAAAGATGCAAACTAAAGTAATAATGGAAAAAGGTTACACACTATCTGTAACATCTTGGGAAAATGATGGAGACAATTATCAAACAAAAAGAAAAACTTATCAAAGTAAAGAACAGGCATTAGAAATTCAAAAAATGTGTAAAGCAATTTTCATAAGTTCTTGTAATGGTGAAAAAGGAATTGGAAATTTAATGAAAGATGATTATACACAAGCAAGAGGTGTTATTGTTGCTTATTTAATTGAAAATCCAGCTATATTTGGTGCACTTAAAATTCCAGGATTAAAACTAACAGATTTGCGAGATAAAGTAATTCGAGCGTATAAAAATGAGCAAGGTTTTAAAGCTAATAAATGGGCTGATTGGCTAAATGATTATATAGAAGAAAATAAAGACCTTGGTGAAGGTTGGGCTGAATATGTTATGGAAGAAAATCACGACTTAATGGGTGGTTCAGATTTTTATTATTCAAGAGTTTATGAAAATTCAGAAATATTTTATTGCGAATTAGATTTAAAATGTGAAGTATTATAATGGGAAAATATATCGATAGTAAATTTAAATGCGGTGCAAAAGCAGAAAGTATTCAAAGTGCACTAATGGGTTGTAGGTATAGAAGTCCAAAATGCGGAACTTTAAAGAAGTTTATAAAAAAAAGGAAAAATAAATGTTTGGGATAGAAGTAGGAATGGCATTTCTCACTGGATTAATTTGGTGGGAACTTGTGCTATTTAGTATTTTAGTATTTGAAATTGGTGCCTCATTATATAAAGAGAGTGCTTTAGGTTTTGTTATTGGAATTAGTATTTTAACTTTTGTTAATTGGAGTGGTATGGGTTCAATATGGGCTACTATGACTTTAACGGGATTATTATATTACGGGGTAGTTTTTATAATCATAGGAATCGGATGGAGTTTATTTAAATGGAAATTAATAGTCCAAAATGAAATAGAAAAAGGTAAACTTTACAATAGCCCAAAAGATGAAGTAAAAAGAGAAATTAACTATAGAAAAGATTATGATACTATCGCATATTGGATTCTTTTATGGCCTTTTAGTTTACTTGGATATGTAGTTAATGACTTTATTTGTAACGCTATGAAAAAATTAATTAATAAAATTAACACCCTATATGACAGAATTACAGATAGATTACTAAGTGATTATCAAAAACTAGAAAGCGGTGCAAGTTATAGATAAAAGGACAGAACAAGAAATGATAATATCAGGATTAGCACAACTACACTCTAAAATGGGAAATATGTTATACGATGAGTTTTACAAAAATGAAACAAATGTTTTGCAAGAAATTCTAAAATTAGAAAAATTACAAATTTGATTAATCAAAGACCAAATCAAGGTTATGAGATATTCCAAAGACAGATATAATGTTTTAGTAATGCATTTTAGTAAAAAGTAGGTTACAATTATTATGAATTATCAAATTATTTGAGAAAGGAAGGATTAAAATTATGTTAGTTTTTATATACGGAACTTTAAAAAAAGATATGAACAATCATCATATTTTAGAACAAGTAGATGCTGAGTTTATTTCTCCAGTTAAAACTATATTGAAATATCCAATGTTTAAATTAAATGATCCATTCCCATATTTACAAAATAATCCCGGATTTGGGATGATAGTTCGAGGTGAATTATGGGAAATAGAAGATAAGCACAAGGATAAATTGGACCAGTTTGAAGGTGTGCCTAGTCTTTATATAAATGGAAAGATTGACGTTGAATGTGATAATAAAGTTTATTGTAGTGTAAATGTTTATTTTAAAGCAAAAAGATACTCATTAGACTACCTCAGTTTATTTTCACTTATAGACGAATGGTCATGAAGTTAAGTAGATATAGTATATAATGTAGAAAACATCAAAGACCGAGATTGTCCAAAAACTAGCTAACTAAATTTAGGGAAAGGAACGGTATGAACACAGAAAAAATACAAGAGATTGCAAGTGCCCTTGAGGAAATGTTGAAAGAAGTTGAGAACGGGGATATGGAAGTTCGGGAGTTAAAAAATGCAATTGACAAATTTAGAATTCAACTAGATTTGGTATTTAAAATGTTGGAAGCTTTTAATAATAGTAAAGCAATTGAAAGTATTTCCGAATTGCAAAGAATCACAATAAATAATCAAGTTCAAGATGAGATAATAAACTTTGATTATAAAAAACAAAAACGAACAATTATAACTACATTGAAAAAGTTACAAGAAATGGATGAAAGAATCGGTGATGAAATCTTTTTACCTTTTTTCCAAGAAATAATGGTAAAACTTGAGCCAATCATAACAAAACAACATCCTAATGCCGGCAAGGCTATGAGAAAAGCCTGCAAAAAATTCAAGAAAAGTAATAAAAATAAACCAGAAGGGAAATAAATGAAGTTTATAAGTTTTAAACAGGAGAAAATAGTAAATTTAGAAAATGTGTCAAATATTTATATAGATAATAAAGATGGGCAAGGTAAAGTAATTTTTAATATGAATTATAGTGTTAAAATATTTGATAACAAATTTACACCTGATTATGTTTATTGGAGTTTTAATTCTGATAATGACTTAGAATGTATTAAAAGTAAAATTATTCTTTTAATAGAAGACTGGATTCAACCAGTAGAAGATGGGCAACGGTATATTAATACAACTTGTATATCAAGCATAGGTATAGACGACTATAAAAATAGAGTTATCTTTAATCTTAATTACAATGTTACGCATCCGAAGGACTATAACAAATTAACATCGGACTTTGTTTTCTTTAACTTTAAAGATAGAGAAAATTTTACAAACTTTAAAAACGCATTGGGGGCAAAATTATGGAAGAATTAGATGTAATATTAAATGATATTGATACGGGTGTTATCAAAAAGGTAAAAACAGTACAGGAAACAGAAAATACATCCGTAAAAACTGAAGCAATAGTTAGCCAGAAGCAAATGGTAGATGTGCAAGAAGAGTTCCTTATTAATAGAGACGCAGAAGAAACTAAATTAACATTAGAATATGCTAGAAGAATTATAGCATTAGAAATGGAAGTCAAAGCTATAAAAGATGATATGGCTGCTATTAAAAAGGAATACAAGGATGATGGCGTTTCTGTTGGGAAGGTTAATAAAGCAATTAGAAATATTAAAATGGCGGCAAAACTTAATGATTTAGACGCTACTGAAATTGAAATGATTCAAACTGTTTTAAGTGCAGATGTTGATATCAGAACAGAGATTGCTCTGTTAATTAAAAAAGCAGACTAAGTGAAAATAGGAGATAAAGCATTTGTCCAAGTTTCAACCTTATTTGATATAAGAGAAGTAGAAATACTAGATGTGACCCCCAAGTTTTATAAGTTTAAAATTCCTGAAATAGATAAAGTTATCAGAAGAGGAAAATCCAAATTTAATAAGAGCCGAATAGTATTAATAGAGCGCAATTATAATTTACTGGTAGCCTTTTTGAAAACTTGGGGAACAACTCCTGAAGAAGTTATGAAAGTTTTCAAAATGATAGATGAAGAACATCCAGAATTATTGCTATAATTAATTTTATCCTAAGGTTGTTATGTTATAATATATTTACAAATAGAACAACTCTTAAAAGGAAGAAATATGAAGTATTCACCATATTCAGTAAGTAAATTAGGATGTCATTCTCATTGTCCTAAACAATTTAAATTAAAGTATATAGATAAAATTAAAGTACCTTTTACAATGAATCCAGCTTTGTACAAAGGTAATTACATACATTCTATCTTAGAAAATAACTACAATTATGAAATAGAATTTAAAACTAACGATATCTTTACTCCTGAGAGAAAAGAAACAGCTAAAGAAATAATTAAAAAATTTGAATCTTCATATTTGGGTAAATTATATAAAAGTAAAGCACAAGATAAAAATATAATTTCTCTCCACGAAGAAAAGTTTGGAATAAAAGTACAAGATGGCAAAGTTGTTTTATGTGGTTATTGGGATAAAGAATGTTGGATTCGTGGAGCATTAGATTTCCAATATAGTGAAGGTGGCATAGTTCATAACATTGATTGGAAATCAGGTAAATGCCATAAAGATGAGGATGATTTCGGTATTACTCAAAGTATGGCGTATAGTATCTTTTTAATGTTAAAGTATCCTAAAATAGATACTTTTATTTCTAAATTTGTATTTGTGGAACACGGAACTGAAAAAGAAATAGTTTACACCCGTGATAAGTTTAAAGATTATGTTAAATATTTTTATAATTTAACTAAGACTGTGGAAAATGACAAATTTTATCCAGAAAAAACCAGTGCACTGTGCGATTATTGTGATTTTCAAAAATTTGGTCATTGTTCTGCTGTTAAAGACTTAGAAGAAATCTCTAAGTCAGTTATGAAAGAAAAGGTTTCTTTAGATTTTTAAAAAATTTCTTTTTTATAATGAAGGTAAACTATTAAGTGCAAAAGATTTACCCAAATATATTTCAATGAGTTGGTGAGAAGTAGAAGCTTAAAGAAATATAAAACTAATTAGACTTACTAAAAATCTTTTCAGCAAAAGTAGTTATTGGGCCTCTTAATACTTTTGTTAATTCTATACCGAATAAATTTACTTCTTTATGTTCTTGTTTAGTGGCATTTAAAAGTGAGGATAATCCATTGGTATGTTTAGTGATATAAGCATTATCAATTTGTCTATTTGAACCCAAAACTACTACCTTGCATGAAGCGTCTATTCTAGTTAATGTTAGTTGTAATGTTGAGTTGCTCATATTTTGTGCTTCATCTATAATCACTACTGCATTTGATATAGTTCTTCCGCGAAGTGCTCCAGTCCACATAGTTTCAATTTGGTATTTATCTACTAGGTTTTGGACTTTTTCTGATATTAGTTCTTCGGTAATAAACTTGCCTTTTCCAGGTTTATTCTCTTTAGATTTATTAATCATATTTGAAGCTATATATCCTAAAGTGTCAAATAAAGGATGATTGAAGACAGCAAATTTCTCATCATTTCCAGATAAATACCCAACATCTTCACCTTTTGCAAGTGATTCAACAGAGTTTCTAATATATACTATTCTTTGGAAATCTTTTCTTTTAATAAGTTCAAATGCTGCTGAGATTGCCAACAATGTTTTACCTGAATTATGAGAACTAAAACCATCCAAATAATATTGATGTTTAACAGAATTTACTGTTAAATCATATACTTCATTTTTACCTATATATTTTCTATTAATTATATAAGCTATTCCTCCATCAGTCAATAATGGCGTATTGAAATCAATATCTTCAGCTAACAACCAATTACCATTTAAGTCTTCAAACAAATGGTTATAAGAAACTCTTAAAATTGAGTTATTACTAAAGGCTATTTCATAGCAGTTTTCAAATTTTGTAGGTATATTATTAAAATCTATATACCCAGAATCTGTTTTTATTTTACCTTGATATTTATCCAAATTACATACATCTATTTTCATTATTTAATTCCTTCTATAAAATCTATACATTTTCTAACATTTTCTTCTATTGATATATCGTCCCAAATAACCAAAACATTAAAACCGTGTCTTTCGGCTTTAGCTATTTTAAGTTTATCATTATTTAACGCTTCTTCATACGTTATATTTGAATGTATGCTTGTCCAATCCTGCTGTCCCTCTTTTGGGTGCCAAGCACAACCATTAAATTCTATAATTATTTTTTTCTTTGGTAAAGTAAAATCATAGAAATTAATTTTACTTTCTTTATCACTAATATAAAACTCTTTGTTGCCTTCAATACCCATATAGTAACCTTCTAAATTTAATGTATTTATTACTTTATCGAAAACTAATAGAGAGCTTTTTGAGGCTTTTGATAAATTTACCATTTTTCTTCTGTTAATATCTTCGAGTTCTTCTTTAGTTTTACAATTTAATGATTTCTGCCATTTTGCCTGCCTTTTATTAAAAACTATAGTACCTTCTTCTAATCCATATTTTTTAATACATATTTCTAAAGAAAATGTTGTTTGTCTTTCTTTTACTTTAAGTTTTGCCTCTTCTTCTGTAAATCCTAACTTAATCCAATATCTAGTTTGATTCTTATATAAATTATTGTATTTTTCTGGACTTTCTTTTCTTTTCAGTCCATATTTTAAGCCATTATTTCTTTGAATATCTTCTATCCTATATCTCGCTTCTTCTTCACTCCATCCTCTAAAAAACCAATATTCTAAAGTAGTATTATTGTTTGAGTAAGTTAATAATTCCTTCAATAAGGTAATATTTCTATCTAGTTGAATAAATTGACTTTGAATATCAGCTATAGTTTTCTTAAAATTATTAGGATTATAGTTAGTGAAGTTTTCTAGTTCAGGTGTTTCAAAAAATTTACTATATTTTCTAATACTTTTAACCTTCTTTAATGCGTACTCTAAATCAGTAAATCCCAACCAATAAGATAGCTTACAATATTTAGAATTATAATTACTATCCATATTTAATGTTCTATTATCGTTGGCTCTCATTTTGGATTCAAGCATTTTTAATAAGTTATATTTTATACTATTTTTATTATATAAGAAGATTTTATTAGTTTCTTTCTTAAAATCTATATATCCTTGTTTCCTAATATATGCAATCTCTTTAATATCAATATATTCTTTTAACTCCTCTTTATAAATCCATATAGGTTCTAATTCAATATCAACATTAGAACCTGGTAAAGAACATCCAGCTTTTGCTTCTGCTACGATAATTTTATAGTGATTGTCAAGTAATGAATGACTAAAAAATAATTGTTCAGTATTCATAGGATTAACATTTTGCTTTCTTAATTCTTTTTCGTCTATAAATTCTATACTATTATTTTTAATAACAGCTAATTGTTTTCTACCATCTTTTTCAAAAATATAACTAAAATTATCAGGTTGATGAAAATCATCGTATAATTTTATATTGTTGCCATTGTTTAACTCTATACCGGTTTCATTTAAATCTATTTCTTTTACAAATTCAAAATTATTATCTGTTGCACCTAAGTCCATTGCCTCAGTTGGGATACCCAAAGAAATCGCTCTTGTTCTAGCCATTACATCTAACGAAATAAAGGTCATTTCTTTATAATCTTCAATTTTCATTAAATCTTGTGTAATCTCTAATATTTTTCTATCATTTCTAATGCTTCCTGATACTGTATCAGAATCGGCTGCATATACTTGTTTAGAAATAATGCATATAGTAGTATTTTGAACTGAAGTTTCAACAACTATAATCTCATCATAAGATTTTTTGGTTTTAATTTCTGCATCGTATAAAAGTCTGGCAAAAGAACGAGCCTGAAAATTAATTTCCTCAAATCCTGATTTTTTAGAATCTATTTCATCTAAAACTGTTTCAGGAAGAACTATTAAATTTTTTCCATCTTCCGATAATGTTACAAGATTATAAGCGTTATCTAAAATTATATTCGTGTCTAAGATGAAGATCTTGTCAAATTGGTTTATCATTTTGTGCCCTTATGTTAAGTTATAAATATTTATAAAAAGAGGTATTTTTAATGAAATCATTTAAAGAAATGGCTGAACATTATCAAAAAGAAATAAACGAAGGAGCCAAACTTAAAAAGAAAAAGACTTGGGTTCCTGATGAAAATGGGAAACTTAAAAAGGTTCTCAAAAAGATGTGCGTTAATACAGAAGGTTCTAAAGCAGCAGGATATAAAGTTGTAGATGGGAAAAAATGTGAAAAAATGAATCCTAGTGAAATCAAAGACAAATCTAGAGCTGCAAGAAAGGCACAAATAACTAAATCTAAACATTCTACTAAAATAGAAAAAAAGGCGTTAAAAGTGTACAAACAAAAATTAGCGAAAGGCTTAGTTGAGCCTAAGCCTGAAGATGTAGTTGAGTAATGACTGGAATATCAAGCTTAGGTTCGGCACCTATGGTAAAAATAAGTACTAAACCTGAGAGACGAATTAAAAAGAAAAAATTAACTTTTAAAGAATATTTTTGGAATAAATTTAACATTGAAGCAGACTCCAAAAATAAAGTAAAAGACTAGAGGTAAAAATGAAATCATTTAGAGAAATAGTAGTTTTGGCTGAATCTCCAGTCGGAAAAGTAGGCAGAACAAAAGATAGTGAAGCATTAGCGCACATTGAAAGTTCTGATGTAGCAAAAAGATTTAGAAAAATAGTAAGAGAGCTTGGGGGAGTTTCAGTTGCAACTCAATTATTAAACCAATATAAGTTGGATGGGAGAAAACCTATTGTTGTAACTGAAGAAACCGAATTAAAAATAAATGCAACTTATGCAAAGAAAAAAGATTCGACTGATAAAGTAGATATTAAAGATATCAGCCCAAAAGAAGTAACTTTTTATAGTCTAAAGAAAAAAAGAAAAGATACACTTAAAACAAATATATTTTTAAGTCAGTATATTTTAGTTGAAGGCAAAATGCCCAAGACAATGTCAGCTTCTAGATTTTTAACTGATTTAGGATATAAAATCAAAAAAGAAAATTTTGATAAATATAGTTTTAATTTGGAATTTTTTAACGATAAAGACGCAAGAGAAGCGTACAATGACCTTTGTGACGAAGGATTTTTAGAGTTGTATAATATGACAAAAGTAGGTTCTATTATAGGATTTGAAGAAAAATAATTTATAAACCGAGTTCTCGCTCGGTAATTATTTTAAAATCCCACCCTTTTTCTTCACAAAGCACACGAGTTGCTTCCCATTTTGCTTGATTTACTACAAAAGTTTTAATAGCCTTTTCATAGTATTGTTTTGCTTTCTCAGGATTCTTGGCATTACTTCTTGGTGGTTTGGGTGGTTGTGTTTCAGCAAATGGTTTAACTTCTACTAACGATATCCCACCTTTTGTCTCTACCATAAAATCCATATAATATTTGTGCATTTTATTATCTATAGGACTAAGATAAGAGATTACCATTCCTTCCGAATTGCATTTTAAGATATTATTGTTGTAATCACAGAATCTCATAAATTTTAATTCCCAAGAACTTCTATATTTAATACCTGCTTTACCTTTACTGTCAAATGCTTCGGTTATTATCCACTTTTCTGGGTTAATCGGTTGATACATTCCGGTTTTAACTCCCCTTTTAAATCCTGCCATTATAATATATCTTCAAGTTTTTCTTTTAATGTTTTTACTTCAAAAGGTCTGACAATATATGAACTTACTCCTGCTTTAAGAGCTTTAATCACTTCTGTTCTGCCGCTTTCTGTTGTTATCATTACAATTGGTACAGCTTTATTTAATTTTCTCATTTCTTTTACAAGTGTAAGTCCATCCATCCCCGGCATGTTACGGTCCGTAAGAACAACATTAAATTCTTCTTTCCTAAATAACTCTAATGCTTCTTGTCCGTTTTCTGCACTTTTTGATATCTCTACTCCAATTTGTTTTACAGCATTACCTATAATCCTTAGCATTGTTTTACTATTATCCACTATAAGAATCTTTAGATCTTCAAAATTACTCATTATTTTTTTGCCTTTCTTTTTTTCTTCTGTTTTACAGCCATTTCCCAAGCTTTTTCAGAACTAATACCAATAAAATTTTCTGCTCGCAAATTAATTACTTTGTAATACTGATATGAACTTAAAGAAACTCCTTTTGGAGAGATCCGTCTATTAATATATAATCTGATTACAGGACCTAACCCTTTAATAATTTTTTTAATTGTATTGTAATCTATTTCGATATCTTTACCTTTGTCTATATTTTTCCTGTTCTTTTTTATTATAAAATCAAGGACTTTCTCCCTCATGGCAGGTGGAGTCCAGTTAATGCTCCACGCGAGTGTGTATTTGCTACTTCTCCTAAGTACCATTACCATAGGTGACATATCGTAAGGGTTTTTATCGTATTTTGCAGCATAGGAATATAAAAGGATCTTACCTGGTTTAAAATCAGAACTTTTTAATTTGATAGGTTTCTTTATTAAGTTTTTCATCATAATATAAGATTCTTTTTCGTTTTCTTTTTTTGCTTTTATTTGTTGTAAAGTCAAATGAATACCCTTTTATAAATATTTATAAAGGAGAGTCTATGAGACCTATTTATATAACTTTTGATAGATATTATAATGTAGAAACTTATAATAGTTTTCTACAAGCTTCTAAAAATAATGGCATAGAGCTTGAAGAATACATAAGGATTCGCGCCCCTTTTACAAGATTTATTAAATTAAAAAGCAAAAGGGATTTGCCGTCTTTTGTAAATTACGATTTTGCCACTTCAACAGATATAAATTGGATGGTTTCAGTTGTTAAGCCTGTACAACCTAATGAGGCATATTTACTTAAAAGAAGAGAGGGAAAAGATGACACTTATTGGGATTATATTATTCCAAAAGAACTAACGAATGCGCATAAAGAAGAATATATTATAGTTTTTTCTGCCCAGGGTTTTACTGAAGTTTCGGAAATTTCTAAAAAGCTCGGAAGTACAAAAATATTTAAGTGGGGGAGAGCAAAAGAAAAAAATTATAAGATTTATTATTGTTTTAATCCTTATATTAAAGGTCTCATAGCTACAAGAAATGTACTAATGGAATACGGTAAAGAAGCGAAATTGTCAAATGCTATTAATCATAATGTTAATGTTCCCAATATTAGAGGTGATTTGGAATATAATCTTAATCATTTTGTTCTAGTTAAAGAAAAATTAGAAGATAAAACTTATGAAGCAGAGTATTGGGAAAACGGTAAAATCTTTCCTCTTAAAAGAGAAACTTTCCTCTAGAATTAATGTTATCTTAAGGTTATTAAGTTATAATTAACTATATCTAAAAAAGGTGTAAAATGGATAATATTAAAAAATGCTTTAGCAAAAAAGTATTAGCGGGTTCAATAATTGCGGCAAGTGTTATAATGAGCGGTGGGGTCGTTATCGGTTCTAAATATTTAAATAAGTCTCAAAGTGAGTTCGAAATTATTAAAAAAGAACTAAAAAAGCGAGAAATAAAACTTACTAATGTTTCTTTAGAAAAAGAACAACTAGAAAAACGCATATTAACCCTAAATACTAAAATTAAAAATATTAACTCTTGGAAAGATAAAAAGTCTTTTATTCTTATTAATAAAAGTTTATTAGAAGCGAACTTAAAATTATATACGAAGTTGTCTCCTAGAATTCAAAAAATAATTATAGAAAATGTTATAGAAACAGCGAAAAAATATAATATTAATCCTTTAATTGTTTACAGTTTACTGCATGTTGAAAGTACAATGAGGTTTCAAATTGAACATAGTAGAGTTCTCATAACAATTAAAGGTAAGAAAAAATATGTAAGGGCTGTTGGGCTTGGAGGAATCGTTTGGGAATGGTGGGGAGAAGCACTTAAAAAAGAAGGAATAGCTCAAACTCGTTCAGATTTATTTTTACCTGATGTAAACATTAAAGCAGTTGGTTTTGTATTAAATGAAATGTATAAAAAGCCAACACTAAAAGGCTGTAAATCAAAAGATGAAAGTATGCTAAGACGATTTTTTGGTGGGAACTTTAAAAATTATAGTGACAAAATTGACGCAAAAGTTATGTCAATAGTTAAACCTAATCTTTATAGATATTAGGATTAATTTAATTTTAGCTTAATATTAACCTGTTATAATTATATTAACAAAAACAAAAAGTACTAATGTAAAAGCATTAGAATTAAAATAAGGAAAGAAAGATGGAACGATTTATTATAACAGGTAAAGCAATTTATGGTGGAAAAGAATATAAAGGTTTTTACACTGGATTTAGCTTTCAAAAACAAAATCCAAAAGAGTTTGCTAAAATAGAAACGGCAGAAAAACATATTAATATAATTAAAGAAAAACCTTATAATTTCGGAACTGTAACAGATATTAAAATAGTTAAAATTATAGTTTCTGATAAAGAAATTAAAAGAAGAAAAGATAGTAAAGAGTTTTTCAAAAAAATTAAAAATAAAGTTTCTGTAAAAGAAGCTATAAAACAACATAAAGGAAAATAAAATGACAGCAATGGATAGAAAAATAAATGAGTTAAACGAGAAAATGGGTAGAAAAACGGACATTGATTTTAAAAATGTAGCCGTTCAATTAAGTAAAGATTTATATCAAAATAAACCGGCTTATTTTGGAACAGTTGCAGGAATAACAGCATTTGTATTTACATCTGCAGGATTTATAGTTGCACCTTTAATTGGTTTTGGGGTAGCTTATGGTTACAAAGTAGTCGAATCTAATTTGGCTGTTTAATGATGGTACTAAAATTAGTATTAGCAACCACTTTAATCGCCAGTTTATTTGCTGGTTGTGGTTCAACAGAAGATGAAAGATCATTCAAAAGAGTTCAAGTTTATTGTGACAAAGAAAAAAATATTGAATATTTATTTTCAAAAGGTAAATATGCGGGTGAATTTTCGGTAAGATATGACACAGATGGTTTTATTTCAAAATGTCAGTAGAAGATATAAAAGAAGAGTTCCAATCATTCTTTGAATATATTGAAAATGAGGTTAAAGGACAATAGGTTCTTGATTATACAGAATTGGTAGTACGCCAGATAGAACATTAAGAATATTATTTAATAAAGTAGTTCAAAGTTTAAGAGATTTTGTAAAATGCATAAATTTAAAGGCAGAAGAAGATGTATAAAGTAATTTTAACAGTTGGAGATTGTGAATATAATTCTGATACAGAAATAGAATGCGAAACAATTAAAGAAGCTGAAGATATAGTTTATGTATTAGAAAAATGTAGTGCAAATGTTTTTTGTACAAATATAGAAAAAATCGAAGAAAGATAAGGAAAGAAAGAATGAGCAAGACAACAAAAGTGATTTTAGGTGTAGTATTAAGTTTTATGTTATTAATTGGAGGAACAGTTGGATATGTAGTATCAGCAAAGTTTACAGCAGAAAAATACGAACAGGCAATTTATGCACAAGATGAAAGTATGCAAAATACTTGGGGTATGATGGAACAGCAATTAAAATTAAGTGGTATAACAGTTAAAAATTATGGTGAAACATTTATTAAGTCTTTAGAAGCAAATGCTAAAAGATATGAAAATGACAAAAATGCAATGATGAAGTTTGTACAAGAAGCAAGAAGCCAGATGTCACCTGATTTACATAAAACACTTATGAAAACTATTGAGAAAGTTTATGCTAAAAAAGAAGCAAGACAATTAAGTAAAATCTCGGTAACACAGGAATATAGAACATATTTAAAAACAACTTTAAAAGGTACAGTTGCAAGTGGAATATTTAGTTATCCAACACCAAAAGCAACAAAAATTATGGATAGAATAATCTCAACCAAAGGCACTAAGAAAACTTGGAAAACGGGTGAAGATGAAACACCGGAACTTTTTTAAAAAAATTAAAAAGGAATAAAATGCTTGAACACAGACGAGAAATGTATGAGGAAGTTGAAAATAAATTTTTAATACAAGGTCGAAAATATTCTGTTTATGTTAAAAATGAACAAGAAATAAATGAACTTATTATGTATCTTAAATATGATTTTGTAAATCATGAAACCCAAAAAGGTCCGAGTATTAGCAGAATACAAGATACAGAATTTGTTGTATCTTGTCAATATAAATTATCATTAATTGCATGTTATCCAAGTGATTATATGAATGGTTTGATACCAAGTGGTGATAATATGTTTCGAGAGTTAAAGGAAGGGGCACTTCCTCTTTTTGTTTTCACGGATAAACAGAATACAATGAAATATCCAGAATATTTCATTTAATTTTTCTTTAAGGTTATTATGTTATAATTATAATATATAAAAAGAAGGATAGAAAGATGAAAAATTATAAAGATATAGTAAAGTCATTTAGTAAAATTTTTAAAGTAACTTTAAAAGATGGGAATGTTACCGTTTACGGTGTTATAAATAATAGTTCTACTTCAAGAACTTTTGAATATAAGCACACTGAAGTTGCTAAAGAAGTAGCAACAAAGATAGAATATTTTAAAGGATTATAAATGTTATTTGATATTATAGTTAGTAATTGGGGTTTTATCCTGAACTTAAGTATTCCAATAATTATAGCATTGTATTTGGTTTTAACAAATAGAGAATATATCTGGAAAGAGTTTGGAATTCAGACAGCAGCAACTTTAGCTTATGTAAGTATTGTATTTTTTGCGGCATTTTCATTTAGTACAGAAATTTGGGACACAAATTATTACAACGGAAAAGTGAAGTCAAGTACATATTATGAAGAATGGACAGAATTAGTTCATTATACAGAAAGTTATCCTTGTGGTACTTCTAAAGCTCCTAGAACTTGTACCAGACCAAAAACAAGAAGAGATTATCATAGTCCATATTATCAGATTAAAACAGATTTAGGTGAAACCATTTCTATCAGACGAGGTGATTATTTAAAAACTTCAAGAGAGTTTGGCTCTAAAGAAGTATATCTTCATAGAAGCGGACAAGTTTCGTTTGGAGATGGTAATAAATTTGTATCATATCCAAATAAAGCTATAGCAACATCTGTAGGACATAGTTATGAAAATGTAGTTGCTGCAGCAAAAGGAAATGTAATTCATTTAAAAGTACCTAAAGAAAATATAGCACAACTTGTTAAAATAGGAATTTTGAGAGAATATCCGTCACTTTATAAGGGTAAATATGGTGAAACAAAATTAAACAGAATAATTGATACAACTGGTAAGGTTGATTTAAATACAATGTTACATTTAACAAATAAACTTTCTACAAGAGTCGGTGAAACTAAACAAGCAAATCCAATAATATATATTGTATCAGCAGATAAATTTGACAGAAGTTTTAAGGATGCTTTATCACAACATTGGTCAATGGGTAAGAAAAATGATATAACTTTAGTATTAGGGATTGATGAAAATAAAAAGATTCAATGGTCAGATGTGATTTGTTTCACTAATAATACAGATTTTATAGTAGATATGCAAAATAATTTTGATGGAAAAGAAGTTAATCCATTAATACTAGCAGAATTTGAAAAATTGATAAACTCAGAATATATTAGAAAACCGATGGCTGAATTTGCATACCTTAAAGAGAATATAACATTAGATTGGAAATGGCAATTATTAATTCTTTTAGGAAATATAATTATAAGTGGATTTATTGCATATAAATTCCTTAATAACCAGGAAAGAAAAAGATAATGGCTTATAAACTACCCGCAAAAGTAATTAGAAATATATTGGTTTGGGGCGAAGGACATAGTTATGGGTATGGAGCATTTATTAAAACTATTAGGAAGAAGGATTTAATAAAATTTTATAATTTTTATAAATGTAACGGCAGAGAATTGAAACCCGGAAATAAAGATTTTATATTTAAACAAATTGAAAAATGTTTTAATTCACGGAGACAATAACAAAAATTAATACTCTTTTAAGTATACTTTATTGCCTGAATCATAAATTTTTCTATAACCGTTGTTAAACATATTTATGGTTTCAGTAACATCTGGATTAAAGGTTTCTAATAAACCTTTTAACTTATGTTTTTGGAACTTATTTCTAGACCATAGTATGTTTTCTTTAGGATGAAAATAGAAATAATTGGGTAGAGTATTATGACTAAATGTGAAGCCTGATTTTATATAGAAATTACCTGTACTCCATCTTCTATTAGCATATGATATCAAACTCTTAGGTTTATATGTTCTTTCAAAGTACTTAAGCAACTTAGAACCTCCACCTTGTATAGTATATCCTTTCTTAGTACAAAACCTAATAAGTTCATATTCTATATTTTTATTAAATCTAGACTTCCCAAAAGTCATTATAGACATTAGCTCTTCTTCATAATATAAACCTATTCTTATAGAAGAGTTAGAGTATCCTTGCATATGGTTATCATCTATGAATTCTTTAGCTTCCTTATTAAGAACTTCTTTTATTATACATTTTCTAGCACCAACTTTTTTATTTTTATTTAATTTATCCTCTATTATAGAAATCCATATACTTTTTTTATTTTTATTTAACATTCATTTTCAAATATATGAAATAATTGTATTCCTTTTCCTTCCGCTAAATTGGTTTTATTTATGTGTTTATTTTTAAATTCTCTTTCATTTAAGTTATTGAATTTGCTATGTTCTGATTTGCCTAAACTATGCCATATAAGACCATTGTATTCTATACCAAACTTATTTTCTTCATTTATTAAATCTATTTCCAAAGGCTTTATAAAGATTCTATCGTTTATTGTGAATATGTTATTGAATTCTTTGTTAATTCTTTGTTCTATAGTATCTTTTGTAGGCTTATTAGGGATTAAAATACTGAAAAACTTTTTGGTTTTATCTATATACGATGCACTACATTTATGATAATTGATGCACTGTTCTTTATCAAATAAATTGTTTTCTATAAAATTTATTGTCCAGTACTCTCTATTGACATCTGTAGGGTTATCTACAGACATGCCAATTTTGTAACCTTGATCTAGTTCTTTATGATATCTGTTTAAATTAGATATTTCTTTTCGTATTTTCTCTTTTTTAGTGTTAATTTCTTTAGTTTTAAGCTTATTTTGTTCTCTTACCATTTCATAGTTCTTATTGTTTTTAGTCTTAAGACGAGCTGTTTTATAAGCACATTCTTTAGCTCCACAACTATTCAAATAATTCCCTCGAATAAACTTTCTGTTGCGCCCACAAATGCATAAGGGAGTAGAATCAAGGTTATTAATTATTTTATAAAAATCTTCGACTTTAACTTTATACTTTTTAAGCTTAAGAGAATTGATATTTCCGTTTTTCTTTAAAAAAAGTCTTTGTTATCTAATAGGTATTGTTTGGTCATTTGTTTTGCTCCATTTAAGATAACAGAACCTAGCGGGGTTTCTTACCTTTTTAATTTATTTATATTTTTATATGTACTATATCTAAACCCCGCTAAAAGAAAAATATAGTACATATAAAAATATAAAAGGTAAGAAACTTAATTCTTACCTTTATTTTACTTAATCAATAGTCTTAAAATATTATTTTAAGAAACTATCTGAAAAATTACTCCCTTTTTTGATATTATCTAATGCAGGTATCATTTCTAAATTTTTTATATCTGCTATAATATAAGGCAAGATACAATTATCAAAGCCATATTTTATTGGGGTTTTATGATCTAGATGATAAGCTCCTTCTTTATCTACTGTTCCTCTTTTATTAAAATTTTCTAATAAATGTATTGGTTGCTTTTCTGTTAGTTTTCTTGTTATTTTTGAATATAACTTAAAGTCTGAAACATCTTCTTCTTTTACCCATTTGCCAGATGCTTCATTTGTTTTTCTTAATGTTTTTCTAACTTTCATTTTTATGTCTTCGGAACAATTGGGTGCTAATCCACCATATCTTAAAATATTTGTTTGTTTTCTTTTTTCCTTGAAAGATTCTATATGCTTAGGTACCTCAAAATAATTGTTATAACCATAATTTAATAAACAAGTTGCCTTATATGTCGTTTTCCAATTATCCCAAAAATCTTTATATTCTTGTTCAGATAAATTAGCATAAAATTTCTTGTTTCCTTCTGAGATTTGTTTCTTTCTAATAGCTCTTTCTTTAGAACTAAGATTTTCCCAAGACTTTTTTATACCATTACTTAGTTTTACTATAAAATCAGCATCCTTTGCTTTATAATTATTGGAACATTTCACAGAACAAAACTTTCCTGTTTTAGAAGCAAATGTCTTGTTACATTCAATACATTTTTTAGCAAATATTTTATTGTAAAAATATTCTGTTGAACTTTTGTTGTCTTTAAATATTTTTGATTTTATATTAAAGAATTTTATGAATGTATGTATTTGGTTTCTTCTCTTTTTATATAACCAATAAAAGGCAGTTTCTTCACTGTATCTATTGTAAAAATACCAAAATTTTAGTTTATTTATTACAGATTTTTTATATGCTTTATTTGTATTTAATTTATCATAATTAATTTTATTATGTTTATATTGTAGTAGCTTCATAATTTGCCCCGTTTAAGATAACAGAACCTAGCGGGATTTGTATCTTTTTTATTTATATTTTTATATGTACTATATCTAAACCCCGCTAAAAGAAAAATATAGTACATATAAAAATATAAAAGGTAAGAAACTTAATTCTTACCTTTATTTTACTTAATCAATAGTCTTAAAATATTATTTTAAGAAACTATCTGAAAAATTAACTGCAAACGATCTTGCATAACAAGATTCAGCTGAGTTCATTGGATTTTCTTTAATACCGTATCGCGTATTTAAAATTATTGCAGGCTGTCCTGACTCTGGATGTACTACTCTTGTAAAAGAAACTGGTACATAAGGGGCAAAGTATCCAATTGCATCTCTTCTATCATTACCTTTGTATAAAACTGTACAATAGTCAGATTCTGCAAAAGCATCCATAACAACTTTCATTTTGTTAAATGTTCCGATAACAGAAACACCAACAGCAGTAGCATCAACACTTGAAAGATTTTCAATTGCTTTATAACCTTTAACTTGTTCTAAAACTGTAGCAACTTTTGGTGAAACAAGTAAAATATTACCCGCCCCTCTTCTTGTTAATCTAGCAATTTCTCTTGACTCGTTAGCAATTTTTAAGCTTAAGTGAGCCATATTTTCAAGTTCAAATCTAGTTGAACCTGATGCATCAGTACCACCAATTTTAAAATCGGCTGCAACAGAAGCCCAACTATTAACTTTATCTACAATTTCTCTATCAAGTTCATTTTGAATTTCAACAGCCATAATATTCATCAATTCTTCATCAGCATTAAGTCCATGCATAGATTTTAAATCTTGGTACATTTCAACAGTATATTCAGCTTTAAGTTTTCTAGATTCAACACCAATTTGTGTTTGTTTGATTTCGAAACCGATCTCAGACATATCATAACCTAATAACTCTGCTTGTGAAGTTGGTAAAGAACCAGTATAACCTTTAAGTATCTTTCTGAAAGCTAACTCATTTGAGAAAGAAGCCGAAATAGTACCGATTTCATTAGCATCAGTTGTGTTATCTGTTAAAGTAGCACCTGCAGATCCAATTTTAGCATCAATTAAAAATGTTGATTCTTCAACATAAATTACAGTTGCAGAAGCGTCTCCAACTTTAACAACATCACCTTTAACTGGTGCAGTACCTGTAACAGCAACATCAATTATTTGTCCGCCAGCTACTGGTGATAATCTTCCACTTGTTCTGTCTTGAGCATTTGCACCTTTTCCAGTATATCTGAAAGCAAGTGAGTAAATAAATCCAGTAGGACTTGTTAATGGTTGTACACCAACTAATTCATTAGCAATTAATGCTGGTTGAATTCTTCTTGCAAGAGGCATAAATATTGGAGTAAATTGTGCAACATCACCTGCAACAGTTCCCTCAGACATTAATCTCGCCTCTTCGTTTGCTTGGTTTTCAAGCAAAAGAGCAATATTTGACTTTTCACTAGCTTTAATTGCTGGCATTTTATCTGACTCTAAAAGATCAGAATATTTTTCTGTTAATAAAATTTCATTCATTTTTGTATTCTCCTATTTTTTTGTATTTTAATTATTTATATTATATATATAGTGTGTTCTTAGAATAAGTGACTAGCAGATGACACATATTTTGTGTTTTCTACAATCAATTTTTCTCCAACTTTCTCTGATACTTTTTCAGTAACAACTTTTTCACCTTTAACGGCTTCTACTAAAGTATCCATTTTTTCAATGAAATCTACTGGTGCAGATGCTTTAAATTCAACTACTCTTGCCAATTTTAAGAATTTATCTCTTTGAACTACTGTCATATCTTCAGCAGATTCTTTTACAAGACCTGTTTTTAACAATTCAGCATTTCTTTCTTTAAGTTCTATATTTTCAGCCATTAATTTGTCAGCTAAAATCTCAGCAGACTCATTTGTTTCTTCTTCAACTTCTTCTTTTGCCTCTGCTATTTGAGCAATTTCTACACCTGTAGCAATCATTAAAGAATTGAATCCTTCAAGAACAGCATCATATTTTTCAGATTTAACTGATTCGTCAATAGCAAATGTATTGTCTTCTACGAATTGTTCAACTACTTTTTCTAAGTAAGCGTCAAGTGTATCTTCTAATTCAGACTTCATTTCTGTCATTTGAGCTAGCATATATTCTTCATAAGCTTCTTCTTTAGATTCCGCGAGTATAACTGCTTCTTTTAAAACTGCAGCGTCAAAAGACTCTTGTAATGCAACTTTAGTTTCTTCAGCTACTTCTAAACTTTCTAAAATTTGTTTCATATTTATTTTCTCCCTTGTTTTTTTAATTTTTATCGATAAAAATTAGATAGTTTTAATGACATTTCGGTCAATGTCCAAAAAGGACCTAATTTTTATATATACTATATTAATTAATAATATTTATAAGTTTTATTGATTATTAAAGACTTTGTTTTTTAGTCTTGCCATTAAGTCTGACTCAACTATTTCTTCTTTATCCAAACAAGCCTTACAAAATTTTTCGTCTTCTTCAACTTCTTTACCACATTCGGCACATTTTCCTACTGTTGAATCCTTATTGTCTTCATCTTTTTTAGCGCCATCTTTAGATTTTTCTTCTTTAGCTCTTAGTGCTTCTAAAAGTTTATCAGCAAAATTATCTTTTTTCTTTTTAGATTCTACTATTTCAACGTCTGATAATTTAGAAAATTCTAGTTCTTTTTCATCATCGTTTTGATCCATTACATAAACAGTACCGTTTTCTAAATCCTGAATAGAACACCAAATACCATTATTATAAGTAGCGTTTACTATTTTTCCAGCTTTTAAAGCTTTTTCAACATCTTTGATTTTTAGAGCTTTTTCGTTTACTGGTTTGGAATTTAAAAAATCTGAAATACCTTCTATAAGTTGAACTCTTTCTGTCTCTATTTCTTTAAAAGACTCCTGTAAATAAGCATCGATATTATCATATATTTCTTCTTTAGCTTTTGTAACTGCTTCAGTAATTTTTTCCTGTATAGGACAAGGTTTATTACTTTCGTTTGCTTCGGCTATTTGTGTACTTGCTAAAGAACAAGCTTCACCGATACAACCGTTTTCGTCAATTTGATATTCTTTGTCTTGTGCTATACCATTTAAGAATTGTACACCTTCAACAACGCCATTTAATTCCGAACCATAATTTGATGGCATATCTACTAAATCTGCTGTTATCATTTTATATTCTTCAACAACGCCTGTAGCAGAAACTTTACCTACACCTCTCGTGCTAATTCCTATCTTAATTCCTTCTTTAATAAGGCCCTTAATGGCATTTGTGGCTTCGCTGTTATTATTAAGAATCTTACATTTACCCCAAACTTGTCCGTCTTCTTTGAAGCCCATTTCAACTATTCTTATTACTGCTTTCATGGGGTCTACATTTGAGCGAGGGGGATGCTGCCACTCCCCTAAACTATTTACTGTCTTATTAACAATTTCAGTCTGGTAAGCCTTTACCTCTTTTTCCCATATCGCTCTCGAATAAACTCTACCATTACGGTTTTTAGTATCAGGAGAGCTGAAAACACCACTTAAATAATAGTTTCTTTCATTTGCACCCGACGCCTCGTTTAACTCATCTTCAATTGAACCTTCCAACATTAGCGGCTCGTCAATTAATAATTTCATATATACCTCCTTATTTGCATAATCAGTTTTCTGTAATATCTCTACTAATTCTATATTTATTGTCAGAATTAGATGCAGATGGTACAGAAATCCCTTCTTTGTAGTATTTATAAATTATGTTATAAACAATATTATTAGCCTTGCAAAAGTATTTTTAATTCTTTTAGTATTTTAACTGTATAAACTTTGTTTTGAGGTCAGTCAAAGTGAACACTTTTGCCCTACTTTTTTTCATTCCGTTTAAACTTTTTTATTGTTTACGATAATCATCTCTTCTTTTGTTTTTCTTTCATCCATTTAGTAGAATTTATTTAATGAATTTCTTTTAACTCTTCAGACATATTTTCTCTCCTAAGTTTGACTACTTTACCTATGTTTATGTCTTGTATATACTTCTCTTTTTCTGATAATTTTTCATATTTACTTTTTCTTGTTGAGATTTTATATTAATATCTGAATTCTTAAACTCTTGTAGTATTCTGTATTTTTTAAATACTAATATAATAGCAAAGAAATATAAATTTATTTAAAGAATATAAATCTATATAATAGTATAAAAAGTTATACTATCCTTATTTACTGCTTCTAAGTAACTTCTATAGAACAATTTCTATAGTGGTATAAGAACTCCACAGTCATTAATTTTTTATACTGGTT